AAGTAAAACAAATTAGAGAAGATTTGTTTACTCGTTATTCTTCTTTACAAACAGAAGAAACTGATCTTGTAAAATCATTAAACGAAAAATATGGCGATGGTGTATTAGATTTAGATTCTGGCAAATTTATACCTACTGAATGATAGTTTTGAATTTTTGCGTGATATTTATATGCGGATTTCATTCTATAATTTTATGGAGATAATAAGTGGCTAATGAAAGAATTGTAAGTCCTGGAGTTTTTACCAATGAGAATGACCTCTCTTTCCTCCCACAAGGAATTGGGGCGATTGGTGCGGCTCTTGTTGGACCCACGCTTAAGGGACCTGCATTTGTCCCAACCATAGTAAATGGTTATAGTGATTTTGTAACAAAATTTGGTGGAACATATGAACAATCATATCTACCATATACTGCAAAAAACTATTTAAACAATGCTGGTAGTGCAACCATAGTTCGTGTTCTTGGTTCGGGTGGTTATTCATTGAAGCATCCAATCGCAATTGTTGCAAGTGGATCTTGGGGTAAAAAACTCATATCATTCTTACATCCAACTTTCGTTGTTACTAACAATGATTCTGATTCTCTTTTTGCTAAATCTACAATATCCGCTAATTCAAGTGGTAGCTTTGTATTGACTGTATCTGGTGGATTCACAACCGATGTGTCTTCATTTACAAATGCTACTAATGAAAACGGTCTTGCATTTAGTTCATCAATTGATCCAGAAAATACATCATTTATCGGTGATTTGTATGGATATAACCCATACGGTACTCATGCTGTTTACAACTATGTAAACTTTAAGAAACAAGCATCCGCTTCATTGGCTGCAGATGCTGGAACATATATTGTTCTTGAAACTGGTTCTGCTGGTTCACCTTGGGACTTTACAACCGATTATCTTGAAGCTTCTACACCTTGGGTGACTTCACAAAAAATCGGTGCTATTAAGTCTGACTTGTTTAGGTTCCACACACTTTCTCATGGTATTCATTCAAACTATGAAGTAAAGGTTGGTATTGCTAACATTCGTCCTGCTGGAACAATTGCTGGTTCTGAATACGGTGATTTTGATGTTGTTGTTAGATTTGTTGATCAATCTAAACTTCCACAAACACCATTCACATCAGAAGACGAGGATATTCGCCCATCTGTTGTTGAACAATTCAAGTGTAACCTTGATCCTAACTCTCCAAAATATATTTCAAGAGTTGTTGGTGATAGATACATAACAGTAACAAGTGAAGGTAAAGTTGTTGTAAATGGTGATTATGCTAACAAATCAAAGTATGTTCGTGTTGAAGTAACAGAGGCAGTTTCTAATGGTGCAACATCACCTAACTTGGTTCCTTTTGGATTCCGTGCTCCTGTTTCTCCTATACCAAGTGCATTTACTCAACCTGCTGCTGCAACTTATGTTTCAGCACAAACAGTTGGTGGTGCTTACAATAGACGAGTATATTGGGGATTCAGCTATGATTTCTCAAATACTGACAACTTTAATTATTTAAGACCATTGCCTATTGCGGATAATCAAACAACAGGATCTAACATAGACTTCTATTTGGGTGACTATGAACAAAATCCTGCTGCTAATTTCCCATCAAGTGCAACTGCATACAGTTCATCTATTGACTTGTCTACAAACACTGCACTTGATACTCGTAAATTTATGTTGCCATTCCAAGGTGGATTTGACGGTCACAAGCCAAATCTTCAAAAGAAAACAGGCGTAAATATACTTGCAGGAAATACACAAGGATTTGACTTGTCAAATACATCTGCTGATGGATATACTGCATATAAGAAGGCAATTGATACAATTTCAAATGCAGATGAATTTGATATTAACATGGTTGTTACTCCTGGTGTATTACATCAATTACACTCACCTATTACATCATATGCTTATGATATGTGTGAAAATCGTGGTGACTGTTTCTATGTGATGGATTCAACTGGTATAAATGACAATATCGCAACTGCTGTATCTACAACAGAAGGTATTGATACAAATTATGCTGCTACATATTATCCTTGGGTTAAGATTCTTGACATGGACAGAAACAAACCTATTTGGGTTCCACCATCTGTTGTTCTTCCTGGCGTAATCGCATTTAATGACCGAGTTGCTGCTGAATGGTTCGCGCCTGCTGGTCTTAATCGTGGTGGATTGACAGAGGTAGTTGAAGTTAAGACAAGATTGACACAGGCAGAAAGAGACACATTGTATGAGGCAAGAATCAATCCTATCGCTGTGTTCCCATCAACAGGCGTTTGTGTATGGGGTCAAAAAACATTGCAAGGTAGACCATCTGCTCTTGACCGTATCAATGTTCGTAGACTCTTGATTGCTGCTAAGAAGTTTATTGCTTCTTCTACAAGATACCTTGTGTTTGAACAAAACACATCACAAACAAGAACTCGTTTCTTGAACATCGTGAATCCGTATCTTGAATCAATCCAACAACGTCAAGGTTTGTATGCCTTCCGTGTTATCATGGATGAAAGTAATAATACACCGGATATTATTGACCGTAACATTCTTTATGGACAATTGTATCTACAACCTGCAAAGACAGCTGAATTTATCATACTTGATTTCAACATTCAGTCTACTGGTGCGGCGTTTCCCGGTGCTTAATTGATTTAAGTGGGGAGTTGAAATACACTCCCCATATTTTTTTCAAAGTTTTATATTTATGTAAAAGAATAATTTTAATTTGGAGATATAAATGGCTGAATTACTTGATCCCACGGAAATCTTTTTTACTCCGTTTGAGCCGAAATTACAGAATCGTTTTATTATGTACATCGAGGGTGTTCCTGCATATTTGGTAAAAGGTGCAGGTAGACCAAACATTAACTTTAACCCAATTACACTTGACCATATTAACATTAAAAGAAAGGTAAAGGGTAAAGGTGAATGGCAGGATGTAACAATTAAATTGTATGATCCAATCGTACCATCTGCTGCTCAGGCAGTTATGGAATGGGTACGTTTGTCACACGAATCTGTAACTGGCCGTGACGGTTATTCTGACTTCTATAAGAAAGACCTTACACTCCATGTTCTCGGACCTGTTGGTGATAAAGTTGAAGAATGGACATTGAAAGGTGCATTCATAACTGCAACAACATTCGGTGAAATGGATTGGGCAAATGACGCGTTTGTTGAGATTTCTCTCACACTCGCATATGATTATGCTATACTTCAATACTAATTTTACAAAAATTGTAATTTTTATATTGTAAAGTTTATTTTTAGAAAGTCATCCCTATATTTATTGACAGTAATGTTAATGAATATAGGGTTTTATTTTTATGTCAAATCAAAAAAGAACCATTCTTGTAACGGGTGGTTGTGGTTTTATTGGTAGTAATTTTATTCACATGATGTTAGAATCACCACTATCAGACATCAGAATTGTTAATATAGACTTACTAACCTATGCGGGTAATCCAAAGAATGTAGAAAAATTTGTTGGTAATGAAAACTATGAATTTTATCACGGTAATATCTGTGATACCGAATTTGTTAAAAACATTTGTAAGAATAATGGAGTTGAGGGTATAATAAATTTTGCTGCAGAATCCCATGTTGATAGGTCTATACATGATTCAAAACCATTCATAGATACTAATATAGGTGGAACCGTATCACTTCTTAATGTTGCAAAAGAATTGAATTTGAAAAAATTTGTCCAAGTTTCTACCGATGAAGTCTATGGTAGTCTAGAATTAAATTCAAATGATAGATTTACAGAAGAAACTCAAATACAACCAAACTCACCATACTCAGCTGCAAAGGCGTCTTCTGACTGTTTTGTTAGGTCATATTTTCACACTTACGGTATTCCAACCGTTATCACACGCTGTTCAAACAATTATGGTCCAAGACAACATACAGAAAAATTGATACCATTGATGATAACACGAGCACTTAATGATGAAAAGTTGCCAGTTTATGGTGATGGACTTAATGTTAGAGATTGGATTCATGTTGATGACCATTGTAGAGCCGTTTGGTTTGCTTATGAAAATGGGAAAAACGGTGAAGTATACAATATAGGTTCTGACAACGAATGGAAAAATATAGATATAGTAAAATTATTATTATCTATTTTAGGTAAATCTGAAAATTTGATAGAATATGTAGATGATAGATTGGGACACGATAGAAGATATGCGATAGATTCAACTAAAGCAAATAATGAATTAGGATGGAAACCTTTAATAAATTTTGAAGATGGTTTAAAATCAACAATAGATTGGTATATTTCCAATTAAATGATATTTATATTAGTACAATAAAACGTTTTATTACAAACAATGTTATAGGATTTTAGTTATGACAAAAATTCCAACTGGCTATAATGTAGCCAATGACGAGATGGTTTCTGATGCAGATATTAAAGCTCAGCTTTTATCTGAACACAAACAAACAGAAGTTAAAAAATCAAAATTTCCAACAGAGATGGTTCCTTTGCCTTCAAAAGGTCTTTTGTATCCAGAAGGACATCCTCTTGCGGAAGGCGTTGTAGAAATGAAATACATGACTGCAAAAGAAGAAGATATTTTAACATCACAGAATTTGATTAAACAAGGTGTAGTATTAGATAAGTTGTTTGAGTCTCTTATCATTACTCCTGTAAATTACAATGATTTGTATGTTGGTGATAAGAACGCAATAATGGTTGCTGCTAGAATTTTGGGATATGGTAAGGAATACACAGTAGAAGTGGATGATCCATTTTCTCCTGGAAATAAACAAAAAGTAACAATAGATTTAACTCAAATTGAGCATAAGGAGGTCGATTATTCGCCGTTTGAGAGTAGGACAAACCAATTGGACTACACATTACCAATTTCAGGAAGAACAGTAACATTTAGATTTATGACTCACGGTGTAGAAAAAGAAATACAAAATGAGATTAAGTCTATGAACAAAACATTAGTAAAGACAGGAATAGATAAAGAATTAACTACGAGACTCAAACATCTTATCGTTGCTGTTGATGGTGTTAGTGGCAGAGCAACAATAAACAATTTTGTTGATAATGAATTGTTTGCAGCCGATTCGAGGGCATTGAGGTCATATATGAAAGAAATCTCACCCGATGTAGACATGACCTTTACCTTTATTTCTGATATTACTGGTGAGGTAAAGGAGATGGAAATACCGATTGAGGTATCATTTTTTTGGCCTACTACCTGAGTATAAACTTGGTTTACATGAAGAAATTTTCTCTTTATGTTATTACGGAAAGGGAGGATTCATTTGGTCAGAGGTATACGAACTCCCGATACATTTAAGAAGATTCTACATAAATCAAGTTAAGAAAGCGGTTGATGAACGAAATAAACAGGAGCAGGAATTGGTAAATAATTCAAATAGTAAAAAACCACTTCCACCTAATTTTGCAAAATCGCCAAACAAATAATAAATTGAAGGTTTACATATTTATAGAATATAATGTGTAAACCTTTTTTGTTTTTACCATAAACGGTAGAGTTAATGGCATCTGAAACCGATAAAAAACTTGAACAACAAATAAACGACTTACTTTCTCAACGTAAAGGATTGGAACAAGAGATACTTGATCTAAAACGTAAAATACAGGATGAAGGTAAGAAATCAATAGCTGATGTAGAAAAACTCATTAAGTTAGATGCTCTGCGTTTAAACAATGTTGAAAAAGAGGAAGAAGTACGCAGAAAAATAAATGATATTAACAACGAAACTCTTGAAACAACAACAAGTGTAAAAGAAGAAGAAAAGTCGGTATACTCACAAACACAATCTACATTCTCCTTAACATCGAAGATAGATACGCTAAAAAATAGTATACTCTATACCACTTCAAAAATTAAAGAAGAAACCGATGAAACCAAGGCACTACAACAAGTCATAAATGATGGTAGTATAAGACAACTTGATTTTGTATCTAACATAGATACTGTATATGGTAACATCACAGAAAAAATGAAAGTTGGAACCGAATCGACTTTTGCTACAACATCACAAACTAACAAATATCAAGAGTTAATTGAGAAGGCAGCAGATACAACCAGAGATATGGTTGGGTATGAACAAGAATTATTGAAGGCAAAAGAGAAAGGGGAATCAGTTGATATTGCACCACTACAACGTCAGATTGATTTAACAAAAGCCCGTGCACAAATTAGTTTGGAACAAGGTGAAATAAACCAATCACAATATGATGCACTTGTTAGTGGAGAAAATTCTCTTGTTGGTTTGATGCAAAAACGTGTATCGGAATTAGAAACTGCAAACAAAAAACTCGAAAAACAAGGTTCTAGCGTTGGTTTGATAAAAGATGCATTCGGTGGTTTAAGTATAAATGCCGGTTCGATAGTAGATAAACTTCCCGGT